TTTCTCTCTCTTTTTTTCAAGAGCAGCTAACTCAGAATTGATTTTGTCAATCTCCGAGTTAGAATTTGAAATTGTTGTCTCAAATGTTGTATTTAATGCTTGAGATATTGGGTCCATAAGTATTCCTCTTATTAGTATGTATTAAGTTAAATAACACAACATAATCCTCTAAATTCATATTCTCCTGTTTGAACAATTAACATAGACCTATACCCAATCAAATCTACTGTCTCTCCTCCATTTTTAGTAATTGCTGTTCCTGAAGATGTTCTATATTTAAGAGAAAATCCATTTGGGACAGTTAATAAATTTGTTGTGAATGATGGTGCTTCACCCATAACAAAAAATCTTGTACCAATAAACGATGTGGGAATTGTCCACCCTCCTGATGGAACAATAATAACTTCTCCAAATTGTGATTCAGTTGTTGTGCTTGGTGTTTGTATTACAGACCTAACCATTCCTAATTTGTTTATATTTACATTTTGAGAATTCCAAGATATACCCGGAGCTATTGTTGTTGAAAACTCACTACCAATATCAGCAGTTGTTCCTATTTTCCCACCAGCACTCGTTAAGACAATACCACCGCCGATTGTTGAGCCGCCTCCGACATTATATATCCAGGACTCGCCAGCCAGATGCGGGTAGCCAAAATAATCATTATTGTCAACAAATCTTGTTTTTGGGAATGCTAGTGTGTTTGTTGAGATATTATCAACATTCAGGTTTTTGAAATATGCTGTGACTGATGGTGCTAAGAGTTCTGTATATCTAAATTTATACACATCATCTCTAATATTATCAATATATCCACGAAATCCTACCGTAAATTGTTCATTTCCTTTATTATCTCCAAGTTCCAAAACGCAAGTTCCGTAATCAACAAGACCTTCTCCGTACAAAGACCATCCGTCTCCTGCACCGCCTGCAGCTTGATGTATTTTGTAAGTTGGGTATGTTGAAGAATATATTGTTCCAAATGGATTGTTTGGAAGAACAAATGCTCCGCTAATAGTGACCGTTGTTCCATCATCAGAAATCAAAGAATTCTGCATTTGTATTTCATTAAGACCGCCAGTACCAACAAATTTCGGAATATAATTAGTTGTGGTTGTTACATTTCTGGTAGTTAGGACTGCCCAGCTTGCGGTTCCATTATTTGATAACAATCTTGGGTTGTTATTATCTTCTTCCATTCTTAAGGTTAAATAAGACCCGATATTTCCAACCTTAGCGCCACGACGGAATTCAACCCCTTCATCAGAATCCGAGAACACAATGTTCCCTGTCATTATACCACCAGTTAATGGGAGGTAATTTCCAGGTGTAAAGTTCCCTGCATTCCAGATTGTGTTTCCGTTTACCTTTGCGAAGTTGTTGTCTGGACCAATTAAATTAACCCAATCAGTTATGTCATTTGTAACATATAGTTCCAAAGATTGGTCTTCGCCCGAGCGAGTAACCAATCGCATACCCGCAGTATCACCACCTCCACCAAAAGCATTATCTGGAAATTTGATACCTGCTGGTGTAATATTTAAAGCATATCCGACACTTACAGAATCTTTTGTATATGTTATTGCGGCTTTGTTGTTTCCAACACCATCATACACACCTAAAGCAACTTTGTTTGTAGTGGTTCCAAATCTAACAGCAAGATCACCAGTGGCAACATCCGAAAAATATGATGCTGGCGCGGAAGCAATGTCTATAGTTTGGTTATTCCATGCGTTTGTTCCGACTTTTCCATTCAATTGTGTTTGGATATTGGAAGTGGTTCCTGTGAGATGGGTGGCAGTGATTGGCAAATTAGAGTTAGTCCAAATTTCGGTCCACGATTCCCACGACGAAGCATTTCTTGTTCTAAATGCTATTCTACTTTTATAGTTTGTCATTCCCCAAACAAGTTGGCCACCATACCCAGCTAATCCATCTGCAGAACCATTCCGATGCCTGACATCTATAGTGTTGTAATAAGCATTCCCGAACGGAGACCCCGATGTTGCGTTTTTAGCACCGACAAAAGAGTAAATTGTATTATTTTCTGGATAATCTAAATTAACATTCGTATCATATGAGACTGCCCGAACAGTATCTGAAATTGCTGGTTTTCCATTCAACTGAGTTTGTATATTTGAAGACACACCACTCAGATGACCAAGTTCTATATTTGTTATTGTTGAGGTTGTTAATTTTTGAGAAGCATCTGTTAAAACAACTCTATTAGATGTTCCAGATCCACTTATCACATTCGCAACTGCTGTATATGCAGAGTTCCAGTTTGCTATGGATGAGGAATCCGTAACAGTATCAATCGCTCGTTGCCATGGTGACCAACCGTTGAAATTATCTCTCTTATTTCTAAACCACATCCTTTCCGATCCAGCATCAGTTCCAGCCCAGCTTAAAAATATTTGATTTCTACCAGTTCCATCTAACGATAATATATTACCATACGAAGCTGGATAATCTTGCCCATAAACCCTAGACATATACAGCCCATCACCAAACCATGATGATTGCGTTGCTGATGAATTTGGCGAAACTCTATCACCAACAATAAATTGATGTGTATGTCCTATAGAACTCTTCCCATTCAATTGTGCTTGGATACCGGAAGTAACACCATCAAGATAAGAAATTTCTGTATTAGAAATATTCCCAATTGTCAATGTAGATGCAGATACTGAGTTAAATGTAGCAGTAACTGCTGGTGCGGATAATGTTGTTGGATTGAATGTATAAGCAGTATTTCTTGTAGAGGATTGTCTAAACGCCAAATTGATAGATTCTGTGCCATCATCACCTGTTTCAATAAACATTGCTCCGGCATTACTTCCACCTTCGCCGTAAATTCTCCATTGGTCATTTGCCCCCATTGTCTGCGTAATTGAATATGGCGGCAATGTTGTAGGGTATGTTGTCGTTGCTTGGGTTGCTAGTTGAAAAGTTCTAGCATTTGCTGTCAAACTCGTTGAAGTTGTTCCGGATGTTGGGGAATCAAAATAAATTGTAGACCCATCATCTCGGATTTTCGAATCTCCCATGGTTGTTGATGTTAGAAATTTAACAATCGAATTTGGTGTTCCTGCTCCAGCACCAGATATAGCATATTGTTTAACTTGATTTATTTGTGTCTGGATATCTGCCGAAACATTTGTAAGATATGTAACTTGTGACGAAGCAACAGAAGACTCTGCTACTGATTTACTTGCGTCCGAAACCAAAATCTTTGAACCAGAGAATGTATAATCTCTTAATTCCGCCGCACTTATTAATCCCGAAGATGTTATAACTGAGCTGGTCCATACATTTAGATTTCCTTCTACTTGTAATGGACCTGCTATAATTGCTCCTGCCATATGATAATTCCTTTTGTTAAATTTACTTAATTAGATATAAACTTCTACTCTCGCCCCGGTGAACGCTTGCGAACTTGTAATTGGCAATGATAGCTGGGTAGTAGATGTGTAGATTGGAGTAACCATAATTTCTCTATCAGACACTTCATCAATCACTGTTACATTTGGTCTTAGATAGCCAAGGTTATGCGTAATTGTGAATGATTGGACACCCGAAGCAATGTTGATTGTTGTGGAATATCTGGTAGATGTTCCATTGGTGATGTTGTTTAGTTGTGTTTGAATGTTTGAAGTTACGTTATCCAAATATCCCAATTCTGTTGTTGTGATTGGAGAAGAGACTAGATTCTTAGAACCATCTGTGACAACTACTGCGTTTGTGGAAAGATTGCCGAGAGTTGCTCCGATAGCAGACAATCCCAATGACCCATTTATATTCAGAACATCATTTTCAACACCATTTGTAACTGCGCGTATTTTAACGCCCCCAGAATGAGACCCCGTAGTATTTGAAACAATATAACCCTGGATTCCCGAATACATAACATCTTGGGCAGTATTGTTTTTTAGTATAAATTGAAATCCGGTAGCAGCTCCACCAATATCCGTTGGACGAATAAATCTTTGGTGCCATGCGGTATCTCTTGGACCAAGTTCCAGTCCATTGACAGATGTCCAAGATCCAAATTCTGTACTGTTGACAAAAAATTGCAACTCGGAACCATCAAGTCTGACCGGAAGTCTTTGGATTGTTGTTCTATCATATCCGAGCAATCTTGCCGCGCCTTCTACATAATGTAGTTCTGCTCCAGGGCCAGTGTTATTTAAAGCCGCAGCATCATATCCACTGACCTTTATTGATCTTGCAGTGAATTGGTCATCGGTCTTTAGATGATTCGCCCCGGCACGATAAAGATTTGTGTCTCTTAAAGCATTACCAGGACCCCATTCATGTTTACCGTCGGGCTTTATCATAAAATCAAATGCAGTTCCAGTGAAAGCCGAACTATAGATTCCAAGAGCATTTAATGATGGATCACCTCCTGCTAAATTCAAAGATTTGTTGTTAGAGACATCAACATATTGAGCTGCTGTTGGATTCTTGACAACAGCATTATCAGTAACCGATTTCACACTGTTTAATTGGTATTGGATATTTGCAGAAGTACCATCCAAATATCCCAATTCTGTTGTTGTGATTGGTGAAGATACAAGATTCTTAGAACCATCTGTAACTACAACTGTAGATGTGGAGAGCGAAGGAATGTTGACTTTTTTTGTAGTGGAACCTACTGTAACAAGTCCATTTGTTCCAGATGTAATTAAGAGATCTGGATTACTTGTTGTATAATCAAATACCATGTAATTCCCAGTATTGTCCTGAGTTCCAACAAACCATTGAAGCGTGCTGTTCTTCAACAATCGTAAACCAACATTTGTTCCTGATACAGTATCAAGATTTATTCTTGTTGAATTTGTGGTTGTCAAACTAAGTTCATTGCTATCAAACGTCAAATTCGCTTCGCCATTCAGAGTGTTTGAATTGGAGAATGTGGCTATTCTATTATCCGCACCATTTGTAGCAAATAGTCTACTTCCAGATAATGTTGTTAACTGGTTCTGTATATTAGCGGACGTTCCGTCAAGATAAAGAAGTTCAGTTGTTGTGATTGGTGAAGAAACTAAATTCTTAGATCCATCTGTCACAACAACCGCAGATGTGGAAAGAGAAGTTAACAATAACGAATTTAGTTTCTTATCTGTGTAACTTCCAGCAACATATCCAGAAGGAACCGCTGATGTTGGAACTTGGTTTTCATAAACAGTTACAGGTCTTCCTTGATACCGAACACTTCCCGCAAGATAAGCATAATTTGCTGGATGATGACACCACAGAGAATAAGTTTTTGTTGCTGATGTATCTGTGTCAATTGTATATCCAAAGGTCCACGAATTACTTTCGTTTCCTTCTACTCTAAGAACAGGAGTTGCAGCTGGGCTTGTCATTGCTACAGTTTGATTAGCTCCAAAGAAAACCCGGAAAGTTCCACGTCTATCATCTGCAACTACATATCCAAAAGCATCTACTAAAATACCAACAGTCTGTCCGTTGCTGTTATTAGAAAAGGATACAAGTTTTGAAAATCCGTAGGCAGCATTTTCTCTAAATTTCACATTTATATTCGCAACTTCTGCGGACACTGTTCCGATATAAGAAACAGACGAGTCCCAAGAACTAATTTGAGTATCGGAGACAAATCTATCAGTAGTAGTTTCTAGAATTTTAGTTGTTGGGAGAGTAGGTATATCTGCTGAAGTTAGAGTAGTTCCAGCGGTTACTTGTCCGTAAGCATTTGTCGTGACTTTTGTATATGTTCCTGCGGTTCCTGTAGTTGCCAGAGAAATCGTTCTGTTAGTTGATAAATCCCCACCACCAGTCAATCCTGTCCCAGCTGTGATTGTGGTAGTTTTTGGAACCTTTTCTGTATCCAATTCATTCAAAGCATTCTGAACATTTGTTGCTGTGATTGTTCCAGCAGCGGTGTTTGTGATTTGAGAAGCGTTATAATCACCAGTTTGAGCAACAACAGCGCCCATTCTTCCAAATACAGACATTACTTGGTCGGTATTATCAATCTTATCCCAGTATGTTCCGTCAGATACAATCCAGTCACCGATATTCCATTTATTTGTTCCTGCCATAATAGAAGCAGATGTTGTTGGATTCAATCCTGATGGAATAGACGTTCCCGAAACAGTTACAATGTAATACCATCCCTTATTAACAGAAGAAGCTGTTGTGATTGATGGAGAGTTAGTTGTAGCATTCCAAGTTCCTTTATATGCCATGTTTCCAAGAATTTCTTCTGGAAGCTGAGTAGTTGGAACTTTGCCGTTTGAATCAAGAGACGCATATCCGTTAGCAACACCCTTTTCAGAACGAGTTTGATAAGCCGTTAAAGATGCGGTAGATGCTTTTGAATTTAATTGGTCTTGAACATTGGAAGTAACTGTTGAAATATATTGAAATTCTGTATTTGAAACTGTTCCATTAGCAATTTTAGCGGCATCTATTCCCGAATCCAATGTTAAAGTAGCAACCAAAGGGTTTCCGGAATATGTAACGGTGATATTGCTTCCGGTTCCTTGGATTTTAGCAATATTCACCCATTCCGTGCCGTTGTGAATACGGTTCACTCCTGAAGTGGTGTTGAAATAAATTGCTCCAGACAACGATCCAATATACGAACCTGCGCTTGGATCGGTAGCCAGGGGCTCAAACTTGGCTTTCTGAATTATATTTCCGTTTATATCTAATGTTTGTCCAAGTATCATTTTGGTATCCTTATATCAAACAGACATTGCCAATGAATGCCTGGGAAAAAGTCAAAGTCATTGTATTTTCATCGTTATAGAACACTCTTGGTTCCAAACGATATCCTTCATATCCAGTAGTACTAATTCTCAAAGAGAAATTCGGATATCTATCTAAGTCATGGTTAATAACCCAAGTATCCGATGGAATAGTTACTTGATACTTTAATGGAGTTATTCTTAATGCTGCTATCACATTCGTATTTAGCTGGTCTTGTATATTTGCGGAGACACTATCCAAATAAGATATTTCTGTATTTGATACATTCCCAACACTTATACTTGTTGCAGATATTGGTGTGGTGAATAATACAGTGGTTCCATCATCTATTATTGTTGAGTTGCCCATTGATGATGATGTGATGAACTTTGTTATATAATTTGGTGTCCCGGCACCAGATCCGGAAACAGCTAATTGTCCAAGTTGATTTAATTGTGACTGGATATTTGCAGAAGTTCCATTTAGATATGAGAATTCTGTGTTGGATATATTCCCAATGGTTAATGATGAACCGGAAATGTTAGTTGCTGAAACACTAGCGAACAAAACCGAAGCTGAAGTATTGACACTTTGGTTGATTTGGTCAAGAGTAGACTTATTACCATGATTGTGTGCAGAAACAGACCCAGCATTCCAAGAAGCCGAAGAAGCATTGACAGAAGAATATACCGAGTTCCAATTAGCTGAAGTACCTGAAACAGAATTATAAACCGAATCCCATTTACCTATCTGTATATCTGACACAAATCTATCATTTGCATTTTCTAAGATTTTTGAAGGTGGGAGAGTAGGGATATCACCTGATGTTAATGTAGTACCATTTGTTATTCTACCATATTGATCTGTTGTAACTTTTGTATAAGTTCCAGCAGTTCCAACATTAGGCATTCCAATGTATCTGTTTTGTAATAAATCTCCACCGCCGATAAGACCAGATGTACCAGAGATTATTACATTGTTAACTTTAGTAGCAGATAAATACGAAAGTTGATTCTGAATATTTGCAGAAGTTCCGTCAAGATATCCAAATTCGGTATTTGAAACAACACCAGTTGATATTTTAGAAGCATCAATTCCAGATGGAATGTCTGATGCTATTAAAGTGGTTCCTGATATAACTCGTCCATAATTATCTGTTGTAACTTTTGGATATGTTCCCGCAGTGTTAATAGCTGAAAGAGATAATGTTACGTTGGCAGAAAGTGCTCCACCACCAACCATACCTGAACCAGCAATAACTTGAATAGTCTTATCAACTTTTGTCGCGGATAGTGTAGTCAATTGTGTTTGTATATTTGCTGAAACGCCATCCAATCTTTGGAATTCCGTATTAGATACATTACCAACAGTTATAGAAGTTCCTTGAATATTTGTCGCGGTCAGATTTGTGGCGGAAACCGATGAAGCAGATAATGTCCCAAGAACACTTAAATTACTGGTTATCGGTCCATTACTTCCGTCAAGTTTTAGATAATGTGAATCCGCATATACTTGTGTAATACCTGTTCCAGATGTCAACATATGTAGATCATTCAATTGGGTTTGAACATCCGCAGAAACTGCTGACAAGTATGAGGCTCTTTCATAATCCAAGTGGTAATATTCGGAATTTACAGAATCTCCACCTTGAATGTTTGTCAAGTCGTTGTGATTTGTTACACTTGCAGAACCACCACCTCCAGCAAATTCAAAAATGGAATTAACTAAAGTTGTAGAAGAACCTTTCTGAATGATAATACGCCCAATCAACATACCGTGTTCTTTTACAATAGATGGCGATACTGGTTCTAATTCTTTTTGAGCATCACCAATACTATTATACTCACCAACACCAATACGAACAAATACTTCTTTATCATCACCAATTGTCCGATAAACCCAACGACACAAGTATTTGTTATTGCTGGCGACGGATAAATCTGTACCATTATCAAAATGAAGATTGTTAATTTGATACCCGGACATAGTTTCAGGAAATGCCCAAGAACTGGAGGTGTGATAAAATTCAGTTATTCTATCTGTTAGGGATGTAAATGATGAAATTTGAACTTCGGTCGTTCCTGCATACACATGAGAATCAGACACATGAATATATCGAGAACCATCAACAGAAAGAATCAACCCCCCCTCAATACTTCTTCGGTATGGAGTGGTTCTTTGGATGGAACAATCTATTTTATTTGCTAACCCTTCACCTTTATTATCAAAAAGAATAGAGTGAATATTACCATTTAAATTCCACACAGTATACAAACAAACCACGTTAGATTGGTTTATATTGTGTATATCTGTTTCAATTCTAAAATATGGTGTGCCTGAATCATAATCAACAACAACATATTTAGAGTGACCATCTCTAGGAACTGTGAAAGATGCTTGAGATACTGTCTTACGGAAGAGTGGACCACGGAAATTTTGAGTTGAGAAAATGGCAACTCTGAGTTCGGGAACAGTAATGTTATCTGTAGTCTTTATTAATTCCTGAATATCTTCATCAATACAACCCGTAGACCATTGATTTGAAACTAATGCGGATGTTCCAAACGTATCAACAGAATACAGTCGATCAAATGAGTCTACATAAAAACTAACAAAGTTAATATCTGATGCAGAACCATTGTCGCGTTTTTTAAGGGATAATCCACCCTGACGAAATCCAGCCATTTTAGTAATCTCCAGTAGGACGCCCGAAGGCCATTACTAGAGTATTTATCTAAAATGACAAACCTTTGTTTTATTTAAACTTCAAAATTTTTAGAAGTAAGAACATTTTCTAAAGTTACCCACATCGCATCACCCCAAATAATTTGAGCATCTGATGTTGGATGGCTGTTGTCTGATGTTTGGTAATTTGTTTTATATGATCCGTCAGCATTTAAAATGCTTGCTTCTTCATAAACAACACCGACACCATTTGAACCAAATAAAGTGTATTCATCGGTATAGTGTGAGGTGAATCTAGAAAACCACCCATTCGCCCATCCGTTTGACCCTGCTGGAGAATATGGTATGAATACTAAACCAAGATTAGTTGCAGTCTCAAAATCCGATTGAAGAGTATCATAAGAACTATTGGATATAGCTTGTGTTACATCAAAATCATTGTCATGGTCGTTTATAGATGCCCGTTGTCTTAAAATTCCACCAACATCCCACTGATTAACAATAGCATTCATTCTACTTGAAATTTGGGATGTGGTGTGACCCATTCTTCCCATATTTATAATATTTATGTTAGGTCTATTTGTCCACAATGCAGATTCTTCAAGTGCTCCGAATGGACCTCTATTACCATTTGATCCAATAGAAATATACCCTTGAGTGTGACTGTCCCCAACAGCAACCAACGAAAGAATTGGTGTTGACAATCCTACATATCTTATAGCGAACCATGGACAGGTACCAAATGCTTCCCCCCAACCAGTAGTGGTTCCTGCATTACCCAAAATACTTGTTTGTGTTTTTGGCGAACTAACTCCAACCGGATATGTGGAGGTATCCGTTCCTACACCACCACCATTCATACCTGCCCCAGCGTGACTTCCACTAGGTAATTGAATTCTAATTGCAAGCATTCTTGCACCTGTTTGAGATGGCACATTTAAGGTTTCACAAACTTTTCCAAAACCAGGATAGGAATCTGTTCCGCTAGGTGGAGAAACTAATGTGGATGCGGTAACCCAAGTTGGCGATCCACCATTTAAAGTTGGGTCATTCATATCACCACCATTACATAAAGCGACCGAAACCAAAGTTGGGGCTATTGGTGTTCCGTTTATATTTGCCATATCTATTTCTATACCCGTCCAAGTAGTATTACTTGGCAGCGGTGGAGTTTCTATTAGAATAGTATAAGCGGCAGTTGAAGCTAGTTCCAAAGAACCTATATTTGCAGCAAATGGTGTAAGTATTGCTTCTGTTCTATATGGATTCATCGCACCTTCCGGCATAGGATTGATGGCAGCGTATGCCTGAGCCAACACAGAAGGCGATTTTAAAGACCATAGATTTGATCCCCGTTCAGCAATACACAATTCCCCATCAACATTTACTACTACAATGTCTCCAGAAGTTCCTGTTGGTAAATTTCCCCAAAGCGTAACGGAACCACCACCTCCAGGAGTTGAAGTGGCGGAAGTTATTTGATTAACTCCTTGATAATCTTTTTTCAATTTAAGATTGCCAGAACCATCAATATACACATACCAGAAAGAAGAACCATCAGCATTTATAGATAAAATATTACAGCTTTGTCCATCAATGTACCCTGTTAACATTAAACTGATGCTCCTGTTGCTAAAGTTACACCATCTATAGCCATAAATTTCTTGGTTTTTATAACACCAACAGAATCAATATAAACAATAGTACCGTTTATACCATCAATAGTTACTTCAACGATTGTAACTGTTTCGCCATCAAGTGTAGCCGTAATACTGTTCATACATCCTCCAACATCTCTAACTATTTATATAGGATCACATTTTATCAAACCGATCTTTGCGATTATTTTAAAAGGTTCCAAACCAACCCTCCTCAAAGATCCATTGCTCAAAAATGTGTTACAAAAATATTCAGGAATAGATTTTATCATATAGGTGTTAGTGCTAGAACTTCTTAAAGATAAAAATGATTTGGTTTTAATTATAGTTCCGGCTGTCACTAAAAATGCTGAAGTATAAACTGTGGATGTTAAATTTGGTTCTTCACCATTTAACGTATAAACACATATTGAGTCTAAAGTTATTGGTCGTAATTCTACATACATCCGACCTAATTGTTCTTTTAAAAACAACGAATGATTTAATATAGAATCTAGATGATAATCCACAACAATCTCTTCAAATGACAGATTCGTTATTAATCCATCTCGCGTTGTTGAAAAAAATACATACTCCCCGTTAGGTAATGATAAGTGTGTAGGATTTGATATTTGTATTGTTGATGATGAATTATAATCAAATGCTGACAAAGAGCCAGGAAAATAATAAATTAACGATTCTGGGCTTGAACAATAAACATCTACTCCGGATGTTGATAATGAAATATTGGGTTTAGCGCAAAAGAAATTATATTCTTGTATAGAGATTGCAGAATATTCATCTGTAGTGATATCTCTCACTATAGCTTGAATAAAAACAGATGCGCTGGAAGTAAATGTATTTTCATATACCCAAGAATTATATTGTATATTTTGACCATTTTGCCACAATGTTCCAGATATTGGAGAAGTTCCATCATAACTCCAATATATCTCAAAATTCCCTGTCACTGGTTCAAAATAAAGAGGAATGTCTGTGATTCCTGATGTAACACCGATACCAGAAATAATAAACACTGGAGGGTTGGGATAACTCATTTATATTTCCACCTATATACCATAACTTTACCTTTACCATCTTCCTCAACCATAATTATTTTATACCCATTAGTTTGGTCAACTACATTTATAGCATTCACCAAATCTATAGCTCCGGAATATTGTCCTGTGCTGCTTGTAGGTGCTAACCACCCAATAACCCCACATGTTTTTGCACTATATACAGTAACCTCACCACGTCTTCTTGAATACAATCCGCGATCAAGATATGTCACATAAATAAAATCATTATCTGCCGTAAATGACCATGGGAGAGTCATATTTGACGTATTATAATCAAGTATTATGTTGGCTGAATCTAAATCATCATATTTCAAATCAACTTTACACACTAAACTTCGTTTCGCTTCATTTGTGAAGTTAGAATAAACAAAAATACTATCCATGTAATGAGATGATGGAGTTGATGCCAAAAACATAAAATCATTAACAATTTGTGATTTTAAACGAACAACAATACCATTATTCGCTTCAAATGGAATACTATATCTTGAAATGGAATTCATATTAAATTCTAAAACACCATTTGACATTACTCTACCAGCCGTAATTTTCGTTAATCCACCATCACCACCAAATGTTGATATAGTATCACCAGTACCACCTAACCAAATATTCCCATTATCATCAACGGAAACTGCTAAGGAATATGGATTCCAATTACTCCAGATACCATATTCCACTTTCTGCATAATACCGTCACCATTTCTATCAACCCAATACCACCTATTCCGTTTTGTTGCTTCACCTCTAGACCATGTAGGCGCACTATCTGTCCCCCAACCAGTCTGTAAATCTGTTTGTAAACAAAAAAATGCAGTAGGAATACCAACTTCACTAGAATCAACGAATCTAACCACATACACATACCCACCGATCATATCACTCATGAATGTGAATTTTTTACCTTGTATTCTACGAGTCCACACACTTTGTAATGGGATAAAGCCACGAGGATCATTAGGCCAACGAAATTGGTCATATGTGGTTCCTACAAATTTCCAGCTATTTCCTGGTGATTTTTTGTAATCCATAACAAATCGTTTTCCAGTAATATCTAAAGAAACACCATTTGATGCAGGATCTGCATCTGAACTATTAACAAAAGAGTATCCAAATGTTTGCCAAACTAACGAACTATCTATACTAGAATATTTTCTAATATTTGTTCCACCTGCGCTTTGTTCGGATATACCTGTATTAGCAACATATAAATTGCCAGCAGAGTCAACTCCAAGTCCTCTAACTCCCCACAGCTTCCTATCTCCAGGAATGCCTCTACGATATACATTTTTACCCACAAGAGTTCTAGCAAATATCCCTCCAGAATCACCAAATGTCCTAACTATTCTTGGCGGATTTAATGTGAAAATTTTTAAATTTTGAGCGGGGCCGTTGTCAGCAACTATTAATTTACCAGAATTGTCAAATACTAATGCTGAGGGATCAACTACAGACCGAATAGTGTCACCATTACTACAAACTATTCTTGGCGGATTTAATGATGGTGGTGGACCAACATGTCCAACATACACATTTTTAAAATAACTAGCCCGGCCCCAAAAATTTTGTATATAACATTTCAAATTACCAAATCTTGCAGTATCTGAATTTAATGCATTTGATATTTCTGGAGAACCTGCCAAATTTGCAGCATCTAAATTTCTGATAGGAAGACCTGTATTTTTATCAAGAACACAATTCCCACATCCACCTTCATCCCAAGCAGACGCAGTGATTATGCTTTGTCCTTTAGGTAGAAGTGGAGAATTTATGTTGTTATAAATAATCATTTCACTTATAAAATTCTGAGCATGATTGGTAGGGAGGCCACCTGAATTAGCAACCCAATGATTTGTGTGATTAGATAGTTCAGTTGATCCAAAACACATAACACATGCTAAAATAAGAAACAAACCAATTCTATTTACAATATTCATTACAACCCTACTATGTTAAAGATGTTCCTGTGCGAGATTCTAATAAAGCAATAATATCTGTTGCGATATCTTCACTCCATACCGCATACCCACTGGTAATCAAATGTGCCCCATCCACATACCCATATCCATCAATAAACTCACCAGTTACCTGATTAACAACCCGCTCATTAATACCAGATATAGTATGTGGATATGTAGATAAACACCAATCTCGCATATTTTTATACGGTTCCCACCAATTAGAGTGTTCTGGGATGTTATCAGCTCCACCTGCAAAATATGGGAATACAAATCTTTGGTTTCCAATTATATTATTTTTAGCATTTTCAAAATCTGCACTAATTTGTGAGTATGTGATATCTTGGCTCACATTGTTTATTGAACCAAATTGTAACGCAAATGCTCTAAAATCAAAATATGTTGTTAATGTTTGTAAGGTATCGTTAAACTGTGTTGTAGTGTGTCCAATTCTACCAACATTTAAAGGAACTATTTTAACTCCAGAAATATTGTACTGTTCATTTATGTGACCAGCAATTCCATAAGGATTAGCAACTTGCTCATTATCTCCATATCCATAAGTGTGAGAATCTCCAACAAACGGAAGATTGATAACAGGAGTAGTTTCTTTAAACTTAACAACTATATTAGGAAGCGAATTAAACGCATATGACCCAGCAATATCAAATGTATCGGTTAAATTGTTATTTAACTTCTCATTTCCTTTTTGAGCAAACCCTAGTCCAAGAAAAATATTATGGTTTTGTCCCCAGGAAGTCATATACGCACCAACATCAAGTTGAATTGCAATCATCAATTGTTGTGTATTATTTGATGCCAGATCCCACGACCCCAACCAAGTTATTTTTGGTGTTTGTGTGGTTCCACCAGAAACAATTGTATCCGCAGAAAGACATGTAATATATCCGGTTTCCTGATTTTCGGTTATTTCAGTATACTCATTGTCGTTTCCTCTAGCAATATACATTCTATTAATTGTTACAGAATTTCCATTTGTCATATAACCAATTTCAACCGAATTCCAGTTGGTGTTAAATGTTGGTTTTAATGGAAGGCGAAATGATGTTGGTGTATCTAATGGTGCTCCATCATAATTAAAACCAAATCCACCAGGAATAATATATGTGAAATTTGTCAATAGTGATAATTCAGATGCTTGTGGAATCGGATTTGATATAATCCACTCCAAATCATTTGCAACATATATAGGTTTCCACGATCCGTTGAAAAATTTCAAATAATATGGTCCAACCGAACCCGCCGACGTTAATCTCTCAACAAACACTTCACTCCCTGATACAATATTTGTAGATGGTAAATCCGTATAAAGTGAGTAAAAAGGAATTGATGTTCCATGTGAATGTATATGTGTGGAGTTTTTCCCTGAAATAATCCCACCAAAAAAAGTCCCAGAGATATCCGCCATTATACTTCTACCTTTGCTATAATTCCTGGATATGGAATTGTTCCTGTATCAATAATCAACTGCGCACCCCAAACTATAAATTTATTAATAAATACATCATTTGATGAATTATTGTTATTATCTATAGAAGCTATAATACAATCATCTGGATACTCCCACCCAACATTAGAACTATTAGCACCATATAAAACTATTGTTGCTGAGTATGTGCCAGATGTTGGACCAATAATAGAAATCGTTTTTGCTCTAATTCCCGAAAAAATAGGAGACAGTGATTTAACAGCAGCATCGCTTATTTCCGGTTTAGAAATTGCTGAAGTAGCACCACTAATCAAAAATATAGTATCATTTATACTTTCTCCTATTAACGACTGTGTTATGTTAGTGACAGTTTGATTGTTGTCAAAAACTTTACTAAAATTCAATGGAGTATCATCTATTGTGTATGGTGGCTCCGAAATAAACAACCAACCAGTATTGTACTCAGATCCACTAGTAACTAAAAAGTATGTGTTCTTTATAATATTATCTATATTGTTGAAATCTGTAACACGGACCCAATCTGCTTCTGATGGAGTATACACACCATTGAATTTAGATATAGTTTGATCTTTTACCAAAATTCTATCTGCAGATGTTAGATTTATATTCCAACTACCATTAGATTGAACACCAAACCCCGATAGGTTTATATTGCCATTTGTAGTATACTGAACATCTAACCCGACTGTTATTGTTGTTGATGATATGTTATTTATTTGAGATTGAAGATCCGCAGAAATACCAGATGTATTTGTATTCCATATTGCGATCTGTGTATCTGTAACAAATCTATTAGCGGATGTGGTTTGAATTTTAGAAGGTTGTAAAGAAGGAATATCGGGTTCTTGTAATGAAGACGCGGACACAACTCTACCAAAAGAATCAAATGAAATTTTAGTTCCCGAACCAGCCGGACCAACTGTAGTTAGACCAATTGTAGGATTTGCGGACAATTGTGTTGATGTTGCAGACAACCCATCCCCAGCATTCAAAGTTGCAGATAGTGAGAATGATCCTCCACTTGTAACAACTGTAGCCCCTGAAACATTTATTCCTGATGTTATGAACTGAGCAAGTGTTCCAAGTTGAAAGTTTTTAGTCAACCCTCCACTATCAGTTCCTAACAATGTATCAGAATTAGTTAAGTTCTGATTTATTGGGTATAACCTAATTCTCATTCATCCCTCCAAGATATCAAGTATCTGCTATTAAATAATCCAAATCTTCATCAACAATAAAGTCTTCCGTATCATCCAACAGATATTCAATATTTAAATATCCATCAATGTCTGCATAAATTATGTTGCCACTTTCATCTAATAGTGGTCCATCATTACCATCAATAGTAAGTTGTGGTTTAACATACACATCCGAAACTTTTGTATATGCTATTTTATCTGACATTATTGCCCTTATTGTTTCTAGTATTTATGACAACCCAATAAACTTAGCAACTGAAAGAACTTTGTTTTTCAAGTATCCAGCTACAGTTGTAGAATCTGTAAACGAAGTAATATCATAATTCCAATTTGTTTCGGAAATAGAACCTAACGAAATTAGATGATTTGATTTTATATGCATTCCCAAGGCAGCAGGATCACCATAAAGATCTTTCAAAGCGAGTTTCTTGATTTCCAAAAGTTCATCTTCAGATAAATCCATACTTTCAAATTCTGTCTTCTCTGTAACTTCTGGAACAATCTCTTCTTTCTTTTCATCAATCTTAACTTTTTCAGGTTCTATAAAAGTTTCTTTTTTCTCTTCAACTATTACTTTTTTAGGAACAACAATATCAACAGTACGAGTAGGTTCTACAATTACTTGCTCAGAATCATCTTTCTTTACTTTAACATTATTAAACGATGACCGCAAACCCAATCTAAAATCAGAATCCATTATTATTACCTCTATATTTCTATTTATTCTTTGTCGTAAACTCCGGCTTCCATTCGTTCAAGTAGGGAATAATATCCATCATTATTCCCTGTTCCTGGAATTTCTGTCAAATGGTCTTTAGCAATTCTCTCCGCAATTATTTTGTTTGAAGTGTGTTCCATTTCAACTTTAATACCCATAGCCAATTCTTTTGAATCTATTTTAACTTTTCTACCTGATTCGTTATATCTTCCTTTATTGAAAAACGAGGTTAACAAATCAAACGCTGTCTGGTTGGCATTATCTCCTAAAGACTCAATATCTTCAATTGTTACTTTTTCATTCTTTGTGAATAAATCAATAACTTTTTCTTCTAATGTTTTTTCTTTCGCTTCTTTTAAGTATTGTGAGAAATTCATTTGTCTATCCCAGATTTAACTATTCCTAACTTCTTCTCAACAAAACTAACAGTCTGTTCAATAATCATATCAACATCCGAATACTTGGTCATAAAATATTCCAAATAATCATCCAATATATTCTCATTTTCTTTCAACCCATTAACCCTATCAACAATTTCCTTGATTCTACGAGCTAATTCTTTTTCAGAAATGCTGTTATCTGTAGAATCTTTCTCCGACTTTTTATATTTCTTCTTAATATCTTTTGACGGAAATCTTCTTACTGGTTCACCTACACGGGAATAATATTGATACGACCCCATAGAAGTTGTGTTAATTGCTGGAGCTTCAGAAGCCGCTCCTTCTCCACCAGCATCTCCACCACCTTCATCTTCTTTCACAACTTTTGGAGTATCTAATTTCAATATCTTTTTTAATACAGAAACTACCAAAGCATAGAATCTATCCGAATCATCTTCTGGAGTTAATTCGTATTTCTTTTTAACAAGCTTCTCCGACTTGTTCCACAACCTCTCCACTTTTTTAACTGTAGTATCTGCTTTCTTAGCAAATGAACGCATTATTGGATTTGGCATTTTAGTCTCCTAATAGTCTTCCATATGTATAATCTGATGGAGATGTTGCTGATAAATCCATACCAGATGTATAGAACCTCTCAGCATGACTTGTATCATTGTTATACCAGTAATTTGTTTTTATATATTTGATTATATAGTCTTGAGACACTGGACGATACATATAACCATCTACTGTGAAAGTCATTGTAGAATTGATATAACGGCTATCCTCTTCGCTCATTTCTTGTGGATAGTCGTAAGAAACATCCCCAAGTTGAACCTTCATGTTTCTTTCAATGTTTAAGAAAGAAAACTCCTTAACTCTTAGATGTAGTGCCGGGTTAAATGCTGGTAATATGTTTTCTAAAATCTGAGAATTATCACTCATGGATTCTGTTTTAACTTGAACTGTGAATGTAAATGTGTAAGGAACTGGTTGAACATCGCTCCAGAATTGGTCGTGTGCTGATAATAGAGCAGAGTCATAAAATTGTCTAAGTTCACTAACAGATGTAGCTCTATCCGAATCATATGAAATGGTTGTTAACTCTACTTGAATTGATGGAAATGATGGGTAGTATTTCTTACCAGATTCTCTCTGCATTTGAAAAAGATAATACTTCTCAGCCGGACCAAACTTAACCGGAACGTCAATTATTTTTACAACATTTCCCAAAGCATCATAACGATAACACTTGATTGAATTAAACATGTCAAGTAATGCTATTGTTATGTTTCTAATTTCATTCTTGTAAAAATAAGTCTCTAACATTATTCATCATCCATTTTCAAAATCTCTAATAACTTTGAACGAATAAACCTAAGTTCAGTTATCTGCTTCTCAAATTCTTCTATTTCCGAATCATCAATCTGTTTAGCTTTTCTTTCTAATAGTTCAGATGATTCAGTTATTAAACCTTTCACCTCTTCTACTAATTCAGAAACAAAAAGAGAATCTCTACTGAAAGAAGACTCTCTTAACAAATATAAAGTTTGTGAATAGTTTTTCATCTAACTATTTATTACAACAATAGGTCAGCATGTCCTGTTATTTCTGGTTTGAAATTTGAAACAGATGTGCCTCCAGAATAATTAGAAGATGGGATAGAATTTGGAACATAAGTATCCGGAATTCCATCTAAAATTAAAGAAGCGTGAGAATTCAAATCTCTTGGAATTCTTGTCTTTTGTTCCGACATCATTTCACTAAGAGGTGATTTCTTCTCACCTTTCTTTTTAAATTTAGAAACTTCATTCAATAACTCACATACAACTGAAATAGTTTCTCTATCTCCATCTTTAGCTAACTTAGCAACAAGCGTTTCAATCTTTTCTAAATCCATAATACACCTTTCTTAATTATTAGTCCAATTGTTGAATGGGTCTTTAGGAGAACACTCTGTAGCTCCAGGAGAATACAAAGCATTTCCTTTCTCATTATTTACCCATTCACCAATGTTAAATATATCACTCTTATCAACATATTCCGGCAAACTTCCCATTGAAGCTGAAGTGTCTGGATTAACACTCTGATGCTTGTCAACATAAACACGAACTGTCAAATCCCAAGAATGCTTCGCTTGTAAGAATTGCTCCTCTTCAGCTTTAACAGATAATACTTCGTAATAAACATCGTTATACTGACTACGAACCAAATCCCCAATCTTAGGAAGATAATTGTCAGTAGACGCCGCAGCAAAATGCCTCTTGGAAATGTAAATATGAAACTTATCAATCCACAGCTGACCTTGAGTAGAAAATGTCTTCGTTTCTCTGGGAAGGTCAAAATAAGCCATAACTTCAAACGAACGCTCAATCTGCTGACTCATATCCTCACCAAAAATCTTGTCATATGAGGTATTAACAGAAACTGGGAAATAAGAACAACACACACCATTAAGGTTATATGACTCAGTAATTAGCAAATCATACAACTTTCTCTCATTATCATACGCAGATGAAAAATGATTGAATTGCCAAATAGGATCAATACGAGGAAAATCGTTGAAATTAGCCATACCTGTATTTAGATTTTATTCTTTCTGGATTCTTTTATCTTAGCGCCTTCTAATCCATTATGAGATTCATTCAAATCTAATTTAGTTGCTATTTCTAATAGTGTTTGGTTAGACGAAATCACATCCCATAATATAGTATCTTGTTTTGATAAGTTTTCAGATGCAGGAATCCACCGAAGATTTTCAGGAAGATGGGCTAATCTGATATGTTCATTATTATTGAAATCAAATAAGGCTATCGGAATAATATGGTCAAGTTGATAGTCTGGAGAAGGTCTGTCTCCAATATGAGAATATATTAAAGAAAAATCTATCCCATATGCTTTTGTTGGAAATTCTTTCTTCTTGCCTATTTGTCGGAATGAATCTCTAATAGAACTTCTAACCAATTTCTTTATACGATATTCCGAATCAGTTTTCATACGTTCCAAATCTCGTTTGTATTCTTTTGATCGGTCTCTTGGTGTTGAATCTCGTTCCTGTTTCAAACAATCTTTACATACACCACCATATCCTGTTTTAGATTTAACCTTTTTGACAAATTTAGATATTGGTAATGAATTATTACATCTAAAACATGTTTTAAAATCTATAGAAACTTTGTCTCTATATTTCATAACATCATTATGTATTTTATTCATTGTTGATATACATTCTTTACACTTAGTTTTATTCATTTCAGCAATCGTCTTAATTTGCGAACATTCAAAACATTGACAAAATCCTTCTGGTGGTAAGGTCTTACCATTTCTACGAAATATTTCTTCTTTAACCAACCTCCTCCTAATAGTTTGACACTCTGGACAAACTCTTCCATATTTTGTTATTTTAAATATATTCTTTGGCTTTATTTCTTTACAATGAGGACATTTCCTCATATCATCCGATATAGTTTTAACACTAAGTCCTTTCTTATTTCTCTGATTATCAATCTTGAAACAATCACGGCATTTTGAGTTTAAACCACCTTTAATATTCTTACAAACACCATATTCTGATACATTTTTTATTTGCTCACATTTAATACACCTTTTCATACCAACCGGAAGTACAATATCTTGCTCAAATAACTCTTTTATCAACACCGCCAAATTAGCAAGGTATTCTTTCACGGTTTTACGACTACACTCAATACATATAGCTTTTAAACCATCTTTATTTTGTATATTATTCTCAAAAGATGTTATTGGTTTTATATCTTTACAATTACAACAAACTTTAAATCCAGGTTCTACAACAACTTTAATTTTTTCGTTATAAAGCCGACCTTTATATTCATCAGCACATTCATTACACCAATCCAAAATTGTGTTATTATATTTATAAAACTCCACGATTGACTTTGTTTCATGACACCGTTTACAAATTTTCGTTTCATTACAGTTTTGACACATTTATTTTCTTTCTGAAATATATTTCTAAAAATTAGCCGACAAGAAAAATTGGCGGAGATCCTTCCATGCGGATAGACTCGATAAGTTCCTTTTCTTCTTCAATTCCTTCTTGACGTATTTCCTGGCCAGTTATCGAACCGGAGCCGGGTAAAGAAATTGAGTATTTCGAAAGCGTCCTTCCCCAAATTTTCTTAACTTTAGCAATAGCCAATTTTTTAACAAGCGGATGATTGTAAAGATTGATTGCTGATTCTTTTCTAAAAACCATCAAAATTCCAATATCATCTTGGTTTGGAGTTGGTCTTACTTTTAGCGTCTGTGACCATTCAGAATAATCACAAACATATCTGCGCTGAAACATTTCTTGAATTTCTGACAAATACATCATCTGAATTTGATAATTTCCCAAAACTCCAGAACCACCAAGACCAGCAGCACCACCATTTCCAGTTCCACCAGGATATTGACCACTTTGAAATTGATTGTAAAGAAGCATATGCGTTGGAGAGAATAATTGATTTATATTATATATTCCATTAGTCAACTGAATGTCAAGAACCGAATCAATACCTAATCCTGATAAACTGTAAGCAGATACTCCATTTATTAAATTAATAGTCAGAACATCCCGAACACTACCCTCTCCATAATTATATCTTTGAAATTCTTGAATGGCATCGTAGATACAATCCGTCACATTGATGTCTGCAACCTCAACATTTATTACCGGATTTCCAAGCATTCGTTTAATATAACTTATAAACTCAGCTTCGTTAGTTATCAATCCCATCATTCACCTCTTAAAATTTTAAATCTTTGAACTTAGAATCGTTCTCTTTCTTTTTCTGTCTTTGAAGTTTCCGCTTTTCTGCTGACGATACTTCTCCTTCATAAACCTTCGGCCTTCCCTTTGGTTTCTTTTCTACAACTTCTTCTTCAACCAAAAGAACATTCTCACCATTCATTATCTTAGAAATGGTTTCCTTAGCTTCTATAATATCTCCACTCTCTTCACTTACAGGAGAATGTAAATCATCACTCATGTTAAATTCTGAAACAATCTCACTCTGGATGTCTTCTACAAACAATTCAACATCCTGCGATTCTGTCAAGACTGGTTTTAAGTAATTGTAATACATCTTTCCTAAAGCTTCTGGCAAATCCATAACTTCTCCAGGAAGCAAAATCTTCATCTCACCAGTCAACTGATTCTTCATCTCAATAGGATACACTCTAATATTTTCAAACAGCATTCTTCCACCTTTCTTCTATCTCATCTAATGCGGAAGTGATTGTTTCATAATCCTTCCTATTATATGTATTAAGATTGTCCCTGATAAATTTAATACAACCAGAAACATCGTCCTTGGAAAATTGAAGACAATCAAACCAAAACTTCTGAAACTTCTTCCGTGATTGGTCCGATGATAACTTGGGTGTAATGTGCGTGAGAAGATTTAATACTTTTCTGGTGTCAAATTTGGATTTGGTTTGTTTGGTTTGTTTAGATGAATCAGTTGAAGAATATCCCTTAGACATTCTACCAAATTTTCTCTTCTCTTCTTCAGTTGGAATATATTTATCGTCGTCCATGAATGTATTTATTAGAGAATCATAATTTAGAATTCCATTCATCAATATTTAAGTTCAAAGACTCAACAATCCAATGTAAATTATATTGTTCTATTAATTCAGGGAATATGGTATCATTCTTTGCTAAATTTTCATCAGCTAATGCCCATCTAAGATTAGTAGGATGAAAACAAATAGCAGGATGTGAAGGATTGGTAAAATCGAAGCAAGAGCAGGGCACAATATGGTCAATGTGATAAAAATTTATATTATCTGGTCTTGGTCCTAAATGAGCAATACAAGCAGCCCAATCAATTCCATATTCACACGCTTTCTTATTTTTCTTACCATTCATAACATTCCAAAGGCGACCACGCATCAATTTCTTTGTTCTAAAATCTTCATCTGTAGCATACAATTTATTAACTTTCTCATTCTTTTTATGTCTATTTTTCTGACGTCTAGCTTTATCTTTTATTTTAATAGCCTCTTTATTTTCTTCTCTATAATTTTTATTGTTTTGTTTTAATTTAGGCTTGTTAGTTACAAAATACTCAGCATTATATTCTTTACGATGTTTTTTATTCTCCGGAACCGACAAATACTCGTTATCCCTAATATATTTACAACATTTACATATTGTAGCTACTCCAAATAACGACCAAGATTTCTTTTTGAAAAATTCGGTTATTTGTTTCTTTTCATTACAATCAGAACAATACTTATGCGTTGGCTCTATATTATTATCCAAATAATATTTTCTAAGTTCTCTGTTTAATATCTTTATTTGTTTGTTGTGTCCCATACAGTTCTCCTCAATATTATTTTAACCTTGGAAATTTTATTTGTGTAATTATAAAACGAAAAAGGAGAGATGTTGCCATCTCTCCTTAACTTTACATTAACAAGAACTAACTATTAAGCACCAAGAATGGTATCAAGATTGGTGATAGTAGCGAGTCTGTAGTAACGACCCGAACCAAGCAAATTATCAGTAATTGCAAAACGTGACATTACACCGATACGAACACCAAAATCATCGGGGGAAATTGCACGATTAAATAGACCAGTGATATATGGGCTATAGATAAGTCCACAATCAGAAATTCCTGGACCTTTATATCCAACCAATGCATAATCAATCGGAGAAAATGCATCTCTGAAAACTTTAATGTGGCCATTTATTGTACCAACCTCAGCCATTGTATGCGAAGCATTAATGTCTGAAGTGTTTGCGGTAAACTGAGGACCAGCGGCCTGTAGAGCGGTAGCAACGCGAGGGGAAACAACGCAGAAGTTACCTGCACCACGGAAGGTAGCGGTAGCGATATCGTTAGACATCTTGGTAATCAGATTTACGATTGTAGCAAACTTTTCCTGTGACCAACGACCATCGGCGGCAGAAACATTGAAAGCGATAGGAGCTGCGCCACCATTTGAGGTGTTTACAGCGGCCTGGATCATACGACCAAGGATTTCGCGGTCAAGTTCAGCGGTGATTTCGTAGTTTAGGATGTTCAACATTTCGCGTTCAATCTCAATACCCTGCATAGCCTTTAGGTCTTGTGCGGATTCGAGAGAGAAAGATGCGCCGAGCTTACGGGTCTTAGCTTCAATAGCAACCTTATCAAGGAATAGCTTCATTGAAGGCATGGTACGAGCGCCAATGCTCCAAGCTTCAGCAACAGAAGTAGCTGCACCTGTTCCAAACTGTCCAGCGGTAGCGGAGTTTGAGAAGTTGTAGATAGCAGTTAGAGCGGTTGATAGAGCGGAGTTTGGGGTAGAACCAGTGTAACCTGAGTATTCGCCAACTTTCTTGAAACCAGCTTCATACTGATCTGATCCGCCATTGAAAGCGGTTAGACCAGGAGTTGATCCGGTTGGAGGAACGCCTGCAACGTCATAAGCATAACGTAGAGCGTAAGCGAGTCCAAGAGGAGAATTTAGAGCCTGAACACCAACGACCTTGTGAGCGAATAGGTCAGGGAAAGAGCGACGAACGAGAGCAAGAGCGATAGGGCTGAAACGAGCACCTTCACCAGAGTTAGAACCGAAGTTAGTGGTGGTGATTGCGTCTTCGTTTAGTTCCTTGCGGATGTCCATGCGTTCTTGGTTTTCGAGAAGAACGGCCATATTTTCGCGAACATCGGATTCTGAAATATTTGAGACAGATAGCTTGCCTGGAGCCTTTAGCCACTTCTCGTATGCTTCTTTGCGATCAAAATTATCCATTTTTAGTAATCTCCTTTAATGGTAAAAGTATTTATAAAATTCACCAAAATTATTTTTTCTTAGTGCTCAAGTAGGTAATTGACTTTATTAAACTTGAAGTCAGTTACATTTTCTGTCTTAGTTTCGGCTTGTTCGTTGATTGGTTCGACATATCCTGCGAAAACGTCTGTGTTATCATTTTCGTCAAGTTCGTCTTTGCTTCCAAGAACATCTTCGGATTCTGTGATAATATCAACAACGGTGTCGATCTTTTCGGAAACTTCTTCAAATCCTTTTCCTTCAAGCATGACTAGGACGCGTTCCTTTTGGGATTCTGTGAGTCCTTCAGTCTTAGTAGCAATTAGGAGGCCGGTCTGAAGCTTCTCAACCTTGTCAGCGAGAGCAATCTTTTCAGAAAGAGATTCGTTGAGTTTGGTCTTTAGGGTCTTAGCTTCAGAAGTAGCGGATTCGACAATTTGTGAGCCTTCGGAATCAAGAGCAACAAACTGTGATTCAAATAGATGCTGAATTCCCTTGATTAGAGGAGCGTAGGTTTCGTTAATAGCAACTGATTCAAGTAGCTCATCGGAAATCTTTGAAGAGATTTCGAGATCGAGGAACTTGTCAAGCTTGTCAACAACATTCTCTTCTAGAGTCTGGGCCTTTTCAGCAAACTCTTCTTCAAGCTGGGAGCGGATTTCAGAAACCTTCTCTTCAACTTCTTTAGCAACATATCCTTCAGCCATTTCCTGAATCTTTTCAATAGCTGTTTCCTTGAATAGTTCGGACTTGGTTTGATACTCTTCTTCTAGAGCAGCTGTCTTTTCAGCAACGGCCTTTTCGACTTCCTGCTTAGTAAACTCTTCTGCGAGATTTTCTAGTTCGGCTTTGACTTCTTCTACGATTAGATCGGCGCGAGTCTTTGCCTTCTCTTCAATTAGAGCGGTGATTGACTCTTCAAGCTGAACGAAATCTTCAGGAGAGAGGGATTCTTTAAATTTTGCTAATACACTCATTATTGTTAAACCTCCGTAATGGTTACAATTATTTAGGAAAGACAGTATTTATATTTTTGGAGTTTTGTGGAAAATGGAGAAATGGGTAAAGAAAAAGCCCTCATTTTTGGTGAGAGCTTTTGAAATAACATACGAAATAGAATTAGATTTTTCGCTTTAGCTGAGAGATGAAATTAGAAAGGTCTTCTGCTAACTGACGAGAACCGTGTTTAGCAAGATTCTTTTCTAGATTTTCAACAGCCATTTCAACGATATCACCATGTTCATTTATGATATAATCTTTATGTTCTTGGATACGATTTACGAAAGCGTTAGGACTGGATGGGTCACTTACAGCGTCCACTGCCAATAGTTTATAATCAGGACCAACAACATTATCTTCAAGAAGAGAACCAATTCCTCTGGTAGAAACTGCCAACTGACAATTAGCATCCATTAGAACTTTTAGAACTTTTCCTGATGGAGTATCGAGAACTTCCAATTCACCAAACCCATGTTTCTTTTCTCTATCATAATAAAGTTCAGTAATGATATGAGAAGCATCCATAAGTTTTACTGTTCCAACCGAAGGATGGTCGGCACTGCCAAAGCTTCGACGATATTTAACTTTCTCATCATTATATCGTTTGATTTCATTTTCCATAATTTCATCTGGATATTTGCGTCCATTTTTATTACGGATTGAAGATTCCATCATGATTCCGCGCATCTTATAAATCTTCGTGTCATTCTTAGCTTCTGTAATATATTCAAACTGTCCGTGGTCAGCCAATTCAACTAACATTTTCATAGGATTTTAGTCCTCCTGTTTATTGTATTTATTATAATATGAAAAAAGCCCTCATTTTTGGTGAGAGCTTCTTCATTCTTGTTTATTTTCTTTTTTACTTCTTTTCTTTAGCTAGTCTCATCTTCTCAACAAACTCAGCTTTCTTCTCTGAGATTTTCTTAGCGACTTTAGTAGCTACTTTATCTTCAAGGATTGACTTTAGTTCATCAAAGTTTCCGGATTGAATTAGATCGATTATCTTAGGCATTATTTTCTCCTGTTTCTATTATTTAGGAAAGTTTTTAATTTTTTCTTCGGAGTATTTAAGAAAAGCTGATAGAATTGCTGGTGTGATGTAACGAATCTTAGAAACTGAGACTTCAACTTCTGGTTGAATATTGTTTAGTTTTAGTTTCATGACAGTGTTTGATTTGTCTGAGAACAGTTCGTTATCATTTATAGTTTGATATAAACAATGCAGTTTTTAGGTAGTTGGGACTGTAAAATCCAACCAGGAAGAAGAAAATAAACCTGAACAAGTCCAGTAAAAACCTACCAAATTTAGTTTCTTTTCTCTGAACCCAAAAGGAATTTGGACCAAAGAATCTCTTATCAAGATGTTTTGGCTTGCGTTTTCGTCTGCGTCAGCAGAGTGGTCACATTTCTTACATTTGAAAGATTTTCCTTGTCTATTCTTTTTCTGAGTCCACCCGCATTTGTTACACCTTTGGCTGTTGAACTGGTTATCTACATGAATCAAAAGGACGCCCGTTTCTTCACATAGTTTTTCAAACTTGTCTCGAATCAAAGGATTTGAGAAGTGTGACATTTTCCTACCAACACTTCTACCGTAACGAATGTTTTCTATTTTCTCTAATTTAATTTCTCCTACTTCTGAAAGGTTGAGTCTGTTTAATACAAAATTTATGTAGTTCTTTCTTAGCTCTACCAATTTTTGAAAAGCTTTTGACCCTTTTTTCTTTTTGCTCATCTCTGTCATTATTGTGTTGAGGTTCCACTTCCCGGATTGATAGATAGGTAGATGGTCATTTCTTGATGTGGTTATTAGAGAAGTTATTCCTTGGTCTACTGCAATTGTTGTTTTGTTCTTTACTTTCTCAGGAGTTTGGATAGAGAATCTTAGTTGAACTTCCGATTTGGAAAGAAGAACAGAGTTCAGCAAACAACCTCGTTCTTCCCATTTCTTCATTTGTCTGTGAGATTTCAAAGGAATAAGTAGATGTTTCCCACGTTTCTTTGTATAGAGTGAGTGTAGATTTAGCCAATAATCAAATTTGGAATTATTTGATTTTTCAACTGAGACTAGAAGAGAGTTGATTTCACAAGATAGGTTTTTGATTTCTGGTTTGGTAGGTTTAGATTGTAGGATGTGTTCCAATTTTTGGTTAGTTATTCCTTTTGCTTTCGTGAATTCTAATTTAGCTTCATCCTTTTTTCTTTTGTTCAGAACCGCTTTTACGATTCCAAGAGCTTGAGTTTTAGCACATTTCAAAACCCGCGAGTTAGTTCAGATTCTAGATTTAGTTCTGGACAGAATAGAGGACAATCATATTGATGGTTTTGAACATCTAAAACATGGTCACCGAATTGGAACCTACCAACCCACAACATTTCCGTAAACGCTCTTACCGAAGCTTCATATTCCAAAACAAATTCTTTTATAAATTCTAATTTAGTTTTGTTAGAGAATTTCAATGACAACTTAGAAGAACGAATGTAACTAGACTTACTCATATCTATATTTATAGTAACAAAAATTATATGAAACTAGATAAAATCAATGAAATTATCGGAACACATCAATCACGAAATCTGATTCTAATTTCTTGAATGCGGTCTTCTTATCTTTTGCTATTTTGAATCCAGTGTTCTTTAGAAGGTCTAATTCATTTTGAGTTAGGACATTTTCTTTAGGCGGATGTTCGTAGTTTTCACAAAAGAGTTTGAAGTTCATAGTTTACTACTTCTTTCTTCCAGAATTTCGCCATTCTACCATTTCTTTTTCTGTTTTTAACTGGTCTCGTGTTTTTCTATTTGTAAAACTATCAACCATCCAAAATTCTTTTTTAGTAGTTGATATATGTTTGTCAGATACCAACTTACCCTTACGCCAATCATTACCATCCTTATACCAAACAACCATTCCATCTTTTAACTCTTCTGGTTGATTTGATTCAAGCAAAAACGAAATATATTCATCGAATTTCATTTCAATTCTCCTATTTTACATTTCTTTAATAAGTTTAACTAAGTTTTCACCATCAACAATGAATTTCTCAAGAGATTCTTTATTCAAAACGTTGATTTTCTTTTCTGTTAAAACAGCCAATCCATCTATTGTTGGTTCACCTTTTTCTAGAAACAATACATTAAAGAATACACCTTTAACTGCTGGAGAAACTTTTAGAGTGATTGTTCCGTTCTTAACAGGATATATTTTTCCCATTCCGTATGTTATTTTATCTGCGTCTATAACTTTTAATTTAGCATCTTTTAATATTGCTAATTCGGCTTCTGTAAACTTACCTTCTTTTTC